CGAAGATAAACATTTGTTCGAAGAACAACAGGATAAACGGTTTGATACTGATGTATGGGAAGAGTTGATTTATTCATGGTTACTTAGTACAACTAAAAATAGAGTTCTCATGAGTGAAATTATGAGCGAAGCATTAAACATGGATGCGGCGCACATGAAGCCACCTGAACAAAAACGAGTTGGGCATATTATGTCGCACCTTGGATGGGAAAAAGTTCGCGCACGCGTGCCTAATGGGCGAGAGACTGGATACGAGAGGCCACAAACGTGGAAGATTGCCGCTTAATTTAATTGAGGTGGTCATAGTTAACTACTGTGACCACCTACTATGACCGCTTGCAGGCCGCGCCGTTACTGGGGTGGTCAGGGTGGTCATAGTGGTCATGGTTGTGCGCACACATACGCGGATAATTTTTATTTTTTCCCCATCCAATAAAAAATGAAAATTACCCTATAAGGTTTAGAAACTACTATGACCACTATGACCACTATGACCACCCCAGTAATACCAAGGGTTTCAAGGCGGTCATAGTAGTGGTCATAGTTAGCTACTGTGACCGCTTAAATAAAAAGTGTTTTTTTTGGTTGGTGTTCATTGGAGAAAAAAATGGTCGCGTTAGATGTTGAATTTGTTTTAACGGAGTGGGGAAAGTGGAGTAGGGGCGGTGGTGGTGGCGGATTACAGCAAGTGATTACTGTTTTTTGCCTTCCCCCACAAATTAGTGATGAGTTAGCGTTAAGAGTTGAGGCGGCGGTGATTGCTGCTGGTGTAAAAAATTATCCGCTTCGGCATGTTTTGATTGAACATTATCAAAAAGGCGTTGGATTGGTTGACCTTGCGGAGCAAATGAGTGTTGGTCGGCATAAGTTAGATAAAGTTTTATCGGAAGCGATTGGATTTGTTTCAGGTTACTTAAGCAATTTTTCAAAAGCTGCGTAGAAATATCTTGCAAAGTGTTACACCAAAGTTGTAATTTATATGTATGCTTGCGCAGAGCTACACACTAAAGGCCGTTGGGGAAACCTAACGGCCTTTTTGTTTGTGTTTGTTATGCCTTGTGTAACCCAGCCCATTGCCTTGATGTTTTGCATCGAGGCTTTTTTTTGGATTTTTTTTGGTGCCCTATGACTTTTTACGATCAGTTACGCAATGCAACAGTTGCGATGAATGCGAAGTGGAATAGCGGCGCGGGCGCTATCAACATCGTAGGTGTGCGCAATACCTACGATAGCAATTCCAATAAGTTTAATGACTTGATATGCGTTGCATACGCTTCCGAACGGCTTGGGCATACGGTGTTAATTTGCGAGGGCACGACAGACCCTGGGGTGTATTGGCGTAGCAACCTGGCCAATGTGAGCGGCACCGCTGTACTGGTGCGGGGCCATCACAAGCGATTATGGAAACTCGGTAAACACCAAGGCAAATACACCGCTTTGGTGCAGCAATCGCCCGTTACTGTTTGGCGTGACTCGAATCGTGATCGGTTTATTGATATTGGTGAGGCACAGCAAACGGGCATGTTTGGAATCAATTTGCATCGCGCTAATGAATTCGTTGAATCAACGCTTGTTGATAAGTGGAGTGCAGGCTGCCAAGTGGTTGCCTCCCCAAAACAGTTTGCGCAATTGGTGTGGCTGGCAGCAGAGCACGCTCGCTTGTTTGGAAATTCATTTGATTACACGCTGTTGCATGACAGCGATGTAGGTTTGAAATGGGGAGCCTAGCTGTGTCCAGCGAAGTGCATGTTGATGGTCGTTTGGATCGTATTGAAGCGAAGCTGGATAGAGTTGAGGACGCGTTGGTTTTGCTCGCTCGGATAGATGAGCGCCTTGTATCTCACACGGATCGTGTTGAGTGGTTGGGTCGGAAGATGGAAGCGCTTGAAAAGCGTGTTTCGGCCTTGGAGTTGTCACGCGCTAAGTTGTTAGGTGCGGTGGCGGTGTTAGGTGGCCTGAGTTCTTTTGCTGGGTCGTTTATTAAGTCGTTATTGGAGTGATTATGAATCGTTATGTTGCAAGCTTTGTGAGTGTTTTGATGGTGTGTGTGGGTGTGTGCTTGACATTGGCATTTGCTGTTGTGCCTTCGTCTGTGTTGGCTGCTGATGGTGTTGCTACTGAGGGCTTTGGATTAACTCAATTGCTTGCGTTGGTGCCTGATATTCTGGAGGCGTTGAGCCTGGTTGTTGCAGGTGCATCGATGATCGCGGCATTAACGCCTACGCCCAAAGATGATGGTGTGTTGCTATGGGTGCGTAAGGCGATTGATTTTCTCGCGCTGAATTTTTTGGGGGCCAAGAATGCAAGCATTGATAAAACTTTTAAGTCTCGTTGGTGAGTTGCTTTCATGGATCGTGCGAGTGAAGCGACAGGAGAAACAGCGTGCAGAAGTTGAAACTATTCGGCGTGATCCTGTTGGCTCTTTCCGTCATGAGTTTGCAGGCGTGCCAGACAGTGAGGCCGCTGGATACTCACTGCATCGCAGTGAAGCCAGTTCTCAAATCGATCCAAACGAATGAGCGCGGCGGTATCAGTCTTGATCGCGATGATACCGAGGCGCTGATGATATACATCAAGCAGTTGCAAGCCTGTGCGGGGGTGGGGTAGTGCCCCCACCCTTTAGGTTCTTCCTCCCAGTCTTTTGCCTACGGGAATTAGCCCCGCAGAATTTCTCTAAAGGTCTGAGCCTAAGGGGGGTTGTAGTAGTAAGTTGATTTTCAAGATTTTTTTTGGGGGTCGTTTATGAGTTGGCCTGAACCCGATATGAAAGCGAGCCAGACAACGTTCGCGCTGATGGTAGGTGTATCGCAGCAAGCGATTAGCCAGCTAAAGGGCAAAGGCGTTTTGCCTGAAAATGGAACTTACGCCGATTGGTTAATTGCCTACTTGGAGCGCCTTCGATCCGAAGCTGCCGGTCGAGAGCAAGACCAGCGCCTTTCCGATGTTCGCATACGCGAAACAGAAATGTCCGCAAATTTGAAAGAACTCGAATACGCAAAGCAACTGGGAAAAATAATTCTGGTGGATGACTTGGCTCCGCTAATGAATTCCTTTTGCAGTGCGGTTCAATTTAATGTGATGGCCGCCCAGGAGCGGATCATCGAAGCCATTGAATCAAAGTATTCAATAACCATTGACGATGACGATGTTAGTAAACCACTTCGCGCCGCGCTCGAATCTGTTATCAGCGGGTCACGTGAATTTATCGCGCGTTCTTCGCCAAGCGATGACAGCGATGAAGCCGGTACAGGACATACCGACCGCGCAATGGTCTGAGAGTTATTTAAAACTTCCGAAGGAAAATAGCGATACGCCTGGTGATTTTGATCTGTATTACGCTCCATATCTTCACGGCATATTTGCAGCTTTCGATAATCCACGAATTCCAGAAATTGTGTGCATGAAAGCCGCGCAAGTTGCGTGGACTACCGCATTGATTGCACACATCCTTAAGCGAGTTGACGTATCGCCATCAGCAATGATTGGCATGTTTGCTACAGAAAAAGCTGCGCTCGCGTTCAGTGATGAAAAACTGGTTCCGATCCTCAAAGAAACCTCGCGGATACACGGGAAAATTGATACGACCTCCGCACGTAAATCAGGTAACCGTGCGCTACATAAAAATTTCCCTGGTGGCTTTTTAAAATTAATCACTTCGAAAGCGATAGGCGATGTTAAGTCAACGCCCGCTAAATTTGTTTTCGTTGAAGAACCGGACGATGCCGCTGAGAATGTCAAGGATCAAGGTGATTCGGTACTGTTGCTTTGGGAACGAACAAAGCGCCAGCGCAACCCTAAACGAATTTTAGGGGGTACGCCGAAAGTAAAAGGCTTTAGTCGCGTTGAGCGATACATTCAGCGATCGGATCAGCGCGTACTACCCATTGTTTGTCATGATTGTGGCGAATCTCATGTGCTGGATTTCATAAACGTAACCTGGGATGAAGCGGAACAAGAATGGCATAAGGAGTACGGAAAGGCTTTACCGGACACTGCCGTTTACGCTTGCCCTCATTGCGGTAGTGCGTGGGACGACTATCAGCGGAAAGAAAATATTCGCAACACAGTTTATGCGGCAATGGAAGCTGGTGACGAAAACTGTGGCTGGGTAGCGACAGCAGAATTTTCTGGTGTTGCGGGTTTCATGGAACTTAGTGAAGTGTATGTTTGCTTGCCAGGTGCCGGTTTGGCGGAACTCGTTAAATCGTATCTTCAAGCGGAATATCAGAGTGCCTTGGGTAACGAGAACGACAAGATCGTTTTTGTTAATTCGAAACAAGGCCGTCCCTACGAATTTGATGATGATCGCGATGATGCGGAGGCTCTGCAAAAGCGCGCGGAAGCTGATGAGTTCTCACAGCATCCGGAAATGCTTTGCCCCTATGGCGGCTTGCTGCTGACCTGTGGAATTGACGTCCAGCATGATCGGGTAGAACTCATCATCCGGGCATGGGGTGAAGGGGAGGAGAGCTGGTTGGTTTTTTATGGTGCGATTTATGCGTCGGTAGGCTGTGTCGATAAAAATGACGCGGTGTGGAACGAGCTGGACAAGATTGTATTCAGTGCAATCAAGCATGAGCGAGGCATGGATGTTTATGTCTCTGCTGTGAGTATTGATTCATCAGACGGAACCACCAGCGATGCAGTTTATCACTGGGCGCGAACGCGATCTAAAACTTACCCCCATCGCTTGGTAATGGCCATCAAGGGTGCAAGTAGTGGCGATCCTGAAATATTTGTCACGCCGAAAGTTAAAGGTATTGACCACAAAAACCCAAAGAAAACTACCAAGGCAGACAAGCATGGTGTGAAGGTTTTCATCGTGGGCACCAATAAGGCCAAAGACTGGCTTTCAAGTCATATGAAACTTAATGGAAAAGGCGCTGGCCGATTCCACTACTACGCCGGCGTTCGATTGGATTATTACGATCACATGTGTGCTGAAGCAAAAATTCCAAATAAGTTTGGCAAAAAGACTTGGCAACCTAGAGCGGGGCGTCGCACTGAAGCGTGGGACTGTGAAGTTTATTCGTTACATGCCGCCCGTGCCCGCCGCGTGCATCTATTTAAGCCTGACGACTGGAAAAAGTTAGAAGTGGAATTAACGCAGGCAGATTTATTTGCTGCCGTTGATGAGGCTCCTAAATCAACTGAATCGCGCGTTACTGAGCGCAGACAATCCCGGTGGTAAAGCATGGCATACACACAAGCAGACATTGACGCGCTTGAATTGGCGATGGCTTCTGGTGCAAAGAAGGTACGTATTAGAGATCGCGAAACTGAATTCAGAGACCTTACAGAAATGCGCGCGATACTTAAGGTGATGAAAGAATCATTAAGTGGAAGCAAACGAACTGCACACACATTTTCCAGTTTCGACCGTGGGTATCAATAATGTCCAATTTGTTTGAAGGGCTTATCCAGGCGGTAGCGCCGCGCGTGGCACTGAAGCGAGCGCTTGCCCGAAAGGCCATTGATCTGCTGGATGTCCGCGCCGGGTACGATGCTGCCGGAAAAGGTCGGCGTGGGATGTTTTCGCGCGGTACGACTCAGAACGCGGAGGGGCGCCGCTCGCTGGTAGCGTTGCGTAATAATGCACGGGAACTACAGCGCAACAACCCTTATGCGTCGTCGGCTTTGCAAGCCGTTGTGTCGGGAACTGTTGGTAGCGGAATCAAACCTGTTGCCAGTCATCCGACCAGCAAAAAAAAGAAAAAGCTTGCTGATGAATTGATGGCCGCATGGGCTAGGAATGTGAGTTGCGATTTCGATGGTCGATTGGATCTTTTTGGATTGCAAGCGTTGGTGATGCAAACCGAATCGCTAAGTGGTGAAGCACTCATTGTTCGGAGAATTGTAAATGATCCTTCAATGACGATTCCGTTGAAGTTGCAAATTCTCGAAGGCGACTTTTTGGATCACACAAAAGATATTCCATTATCGAATGGGGACCAGGTCATTCAGGGAATTCAGGTACGAGACGGAAGTCGCCAATTTTACTTTCTTCATGAATCCCATCCGGGAGAAGGTTACACGCGCGGCATTACTTCGAAAGCCATAAGTGCGGATCAGGTTGCGCATGTGTACGACATGATTAGACCCGGTCAAATGCGTGGTGTACCGCGCGGAGTGTCCGCATTCACGCGCCTGAAATTGTTGGATGATTACCAGGATGCGCGGCTCGAATTACAACGAATGGCCTCTTGTATTGCTGGCTTTATTTTTAATGAAGAAGGTGATGGTGCCAAAGGCGATATTTTGCCGGAACGATTGGAGCCCGGCATGTTGGCGCGCTTGAATGGTGATGAACGTATTGCGTTCAACTCGCCCCCTGCCAGCTCTGATCACGCCAGTTTTATTGTGCCTGAGCAGCGAATCATTGCTACCGCGTGGGGAATTACTTATGAAGCGTTGACCGGTGATTACAGCGGTGTGAATTTCGCAAGTGGAAAGATGGGCCGTATACAAATGTTCAGTAACGTTCATCGCTGGCGCTTCAATATGTTGATCCCGCAATTTTGTAAAAAAATCGAATCATGGTTTCTTGAAGCTGCGCGATTAAAAGGCTATGACCTTTCTGGCGTTACATTCGAATGGACACCGCCTAAAAAAGAAATTCTTGACCCGGCTGCGGAAATACCCGCAATCATTAAAGAGATTCGCGCAGGTTTGAACAGCTTTCAAGGAGCTTGCCGCGAGCGCGGGATCGATCACGAAGCGCTGCTTAAGCAAATCAAAGAGGATATTGATTTATTCGATCAGTACGGATTAGTGCTGGATATTGATCCGCGAAGGACGACTAACAGTGGACAAATGCAGTCAGTTGGTAACGCCGCCCAAGGTGTTGATCTATCAACGAACGATGAAGGTGTGCCTGGAGAAAAAGATGAAGATATTAAACGAGCCGCTTGATGCGGTATGTGATTCGCGCGCGGGTGAGTGGGAGGTCAAAAACAGTATCAGTGCAAAAGGGGAGTTGTTGTTGTACGGCATAATTGGTGAATGGTGGGATGGCCTTGATGCGTTATCAATAGTGACGCAATTAAATGCATTGCCGGGCAATGAAATTATTGTTCGTATCCAGTCACCAGGCGGCAACGTCACCGAAGGCTTGGCCATGTTTAATAACCTTAAGCAGTCGAGTAAAAAAGTAATCGTCTATATCGATGGAATAGCAGCCAGTATGGCCAGCGCCATTGCGATGGCTGGTGATGAAATCATTATCCCGAGCAACGCTTTATTTATGTTACACAAGCCCAGCACAGTGGTTGGGGGCAATGCCAATCAATTGCGCGATTACGCTAACGATCTGGATATATACGAAGGTTCGCTATTACAAATTTATTCAGATCGGACTGGAAAATCCATCGACGACATCCGTGGATTGTTAGCTGATGGGAAGGATCATTATTTTCGCGGGCAAGATGCAATTGATTATGGTTTGGCTGACAAGCTTGCAAGTGATTATTCAATTCAAACCAATGCAAAACATATTGCGGCGTTGGGCATTCCAACCGCCTATGCCTCATCTCTTTTTAAACCCAACGCGGCGGCCGCCGCATCAACTACAGAGGAAAACAGCATGAAAATTAAAATCAAAGCCAGAGGTGGCGGCTGGCATTATGTTCCAGCGATCACATCCGCTTTGGAAAACTCACATAAAACGTCGGCGGAAATTATTGCCGCATTGGCAAAAAAGGGTGTGCAGATTACCGAAGCGGCATTGAACGGCGAGCTTGAGTTAGACGAACAGGCCGTCAGCGCAATTGCGACTGCATTGGAAATTCCAGCCTTGCAACCAACAGCAACTAACACCACCGCGAGTGGCCAACCCATAGACACCAATGCCGCGATTGCGCAAGAGCGCCAACGTGTTAAGGAGTTGCGTGAGTTGGGCGTGCAAGCCAAAGTTGGAGATGTGATTGTCAATGCCTGGATCGATAGCGGCATGAGCGTGACAGAAGCTCGCGTTAAGGCACTGGAGGCTGTAGCCCAGCGAGATAAGGATTCTTCGCCATCATTCAGTTCAGTTCGTGTTGGTGGCGGTGTCACAGCAGAAGCATTGCGCGGTGCGCTGGTAGGTGCGGTATTGCACCGCGCAATGCCCAGCACATACAAACTTGAGGACGCTAGCGCAGAATTTCGTGGTCATACCTTAATCGATATGATTAAGCAGGTAATGGCATTTGGTGGTGAAAACGTCAACGGCAAATCGGTGTCGGATTTGGTAGCAATGGCTATGCACACCGGTAGTGATTTTCCGTTGCTGCTTCAGGAATCCGCCAGTAAGGTCTTGCGAAGCGCCTATGCACTCGCGCCAATGACCTATCAAAAAATCGCTACCAAAACCAGTTCACGAGACTTCCGTGCGAAGCATTCGCTGCAAATTGGTGGTGGCACAGGTTTGGAAAAGGTGAATGAAAAGGGCGAATTCAAGCAAGGTACTTTGAGTGAAAGTGCTGAGTCCTACAAGTTGGATACCTACGGAAAGTTGTTCTCGTTTACTCGCCAGATGATTATCAATGATGACATCGGTGCGCTGGTGAGATTCTTTAATTCCGTGGGGATGCTCGTTGCTCGGAACGAAAATAAGATTGTCTGGAACCTCGTAAAAGCCAACCCCAATTTGAAAGATAACGTTTCGGTCTATTCGACCAATGCTGCGCGAAAGAACCTCGTATCAGGTGCAGCCATCGACGAAGCAACGGCGACCAAGTTGAAAAAAGCTCATCGTCAAATGGTTGGTCTTGATGGCGAGGCATTGAACATTGCACCCAAGTTTTTGGTGGTCGGCACAGAGCGCGAAGTGGAGGCCGCGAAGTTTTTAGAAATTGTTAACCCCTCAAAAACGTCAGATGTCAACGTGTTTGCTCGTTCCATGGAACCCATTGTTGAATCGTTGCTGGATGGTGTGGCAAATAATCCTTTCTACACTTTTGCCGATCCGAACCTGGTGCCTGCAATTGAATATGCCTACCTGGAGGGCGAAGAAGGGCCTGCGCTGGAAACAGAGTGGGGCTTCAAGATTGACGGCATGACATTGAAAGTTCGCCATGACTTCGGTGCGGGTTTCGTCGATTTCCGTGGTACATCGCAGTGTAGCGGCGTTAATTAATCTTTAACCATTTAGCAAATCAGAGCGGCTTATGCCGCTTTTTTTTTTGGAGAAATTTTGCGATGAAAAATCATGTTCAAGAAGGTAGAACGCTACCATTTATTGCGCCCTCAGACCTTGCGCCCGGCGATGGTGTGCTACTAAGCGCAACATTGTTTGGCGTTAACGTCTATCAGGTTGCGAATGGTAGTACCGGAGAGGCGGTCATTGAAGAAGTATTTGCGCTGCCAAAGGCCGCCATTACGAACACGCGCTTCGCGGCTGCCTATTGGGACAACACCAACAAAGTTACGACTAACGTAGCAAGTGGAAACGTTTTAATCGGGTTTTACACCGAAGCGGCAGGCCCATCTGTTGCGACCCCGGTACGATTAATTCCCAAGGCTGCGTAATGTGATGTTTGAGCGCATTCATCATAACATCGCCCGCCAGCAGCTCTTGCTGCTTGGCGGTGTCCGGGGAACGTTAGTTAAAAGCAATTCAGTTGTTGACCCGGTTTTAGTATTGGTTGAGCGAGACGTGCAGTTTCCGACTGAAAATGGTTTGGTTTTGGAAAGTAGGACTATCGCTACCTTGCTGAAATTGGAAGCCGGAAAGCTGATCAAGGGGGATCAAATTTTGTGTGACGGAATGAAGTATCCAATCAATGAAATTATTAGCGATGATGGTTTCGTAATAACGGTGTTCGTTCGTGGCTGAATCACTTTCTCGACAAATACGTAATCTTGAGCGAAAGCTAATGAACTACGCTGAGCGGGAAATTCCGAGGGCAAGTGCGAGCGCGTTAAACAAGATAACTGCAAAAGCAAAAACTCATTTGGTACGGACGGTTTCCAAAGACGTCAAGGTGCCTTCTAAAATCTTAAACAAGCAAATTTTTACATCAAGGGCCAGCACAAATAGCTTGCGGGCTTATGTGAAGTCTTATTTACGTCCTATTGCTGCATCGCGACTCTTAACGGCTGCGGTGCTCAATAAGAGTCGTGGCAAGGGGACCAACCGCAGAGGCGTTCGTGTAGCTGGCCAGCAGTTTGATGGGGCGTTTATCAACCTCGGAATTGCACCAGGCAGGGGCGCTTCAAAAGGGGAGAGATATTACGTGCTTCGCAGGGTTGGAAAAGATCGTTACCCGCTTGAACAAATAACAATAAAAATTGAAGAAACACTATTTCGAAACCAGTTGCCAATCGCGCAGCGTTTTATGCGCGACGAATTCCAGCGTGAATTGATTAGGCAATTAACCTACAGGATCGGTAAATATGTTAAGTGAACGTAAAGCAGTTCGTGATGCAATCAAGGCCTGTTTGACGGAAGCCTTCACCTATCCCGTTTACGCGGAGCGCGAGATAGACGGTAGAGGTCATGACGAATTTGTAAATGTATTTATGACCGATGGCGAGGCCAGTTATGAAGGCTTGGTTTTACGCGAGGAAGCGAACGTTACAGTTTCGTTTCGTAGTGTCCGCCATCTCACGGATGATGAGTTGGATGAACGTATGGACGCAATTGGTCAGACTATTTTGGAGCATGATTTCGGCAGTGTCATGCAGGGAATAAATTATGCCGGATTTGAATACCACGACGAACGTGATCGCGGATTCGACGGAATGAGTTTGCGCTTCGCGGTTGTTTTTTAACTTTTACTGGAGAATTAACAATGGCATATGCAACAAAAGCCAAGCTAGGTTCAGGATCAAAGCTTTTTTATATGACAGCGGGTGGTACTCCCGTTAAAAAATATTTGACGAATGCGCTCAATATTGGGCAGGTAGGGGAGCAGGGGGAGTTTGTGGAAACTACGCCAATTTCCGCCACGGTGCGCGAATACATCAAGGGTATGAAAACTCCGCCGCAAAAACAAATTACGTTCAATCATGTTCCGGGCGACGCCGATTACAGTGCGTTTCTCGCATTAGTTGATGCTGCTGCAACCGATAGCCTTTCGATGGGCGTTGAATACACGTCAGGCGACAAAGCGGAATTCATTTTGGTCCCCAGCGGCCGCGTAATGGAAGAACCCGAAGGAAATACCCAGCTGAAAATGATTGTATTTTTTCAGCAGTCCGGAAGCACAACCTGGTCGGAGATAACGCCATGAGTCTTACTTTTTCGCATTTAAAACAAATTCGCCCCCAGCTGGAACCGGTTCCTGTCGATATTGGCGGGTTGTCTCAACCGCTGTTAGTGCATCAGTTTACGATGAGTCAAATGGCTAAGGTTCTTGAGGCGAATGATGGTTCCAAGGACGATGAAATCGTCGTACGTAATCAGGTGCTCAAATTTTTAAATGGCGCTGATTACGAACCTACGGATGAAGATCGCACTGCATTGGTAAATATTTTTGCGGGCTGGCAGGTTCGGGAAATTTATCTGAAGTCGCTTAAGCTAAATGGCTACGGGCCTGATTCATTGCGAGAAGCGGAAAAAAACTGAGAATGGACTCTGGGCTAATGCTCAGGGTCCGCCTCGCCGCGTTGTTTGGTTGTCCAATCTGGATGGTTGGGGAAATTGTGCCGGCAAGTGAAGTGCCGTTATGGCGCGCTCATTTTGCCCGTGAGCCGTGGGGTTTTACGGCGCAGGATATGTTGGCTAGTAAAACTGCTTTTCAAATAGGTCAAGTGCAGGGTGCAGTTCGCCCAGGCACCAGCTACCGCGATTTCATGTTCACCGATCCTTACGAATCGTTATCCCTCACCGAAGAACAATTTGACGAACTTTCCGAAGAGGAGCAGCTGGATTATGTGCGCCGGCAGATCGTACTCACCAAGCAGGTACTTAACTAATGGCTGAAAGAATTATCGAAACGCTGGTTACCAAGTTAACCGCTGACGGTGCGGATTTAAAACAGGAGTTAAAAGAAACCTTCGCCAGTGCAAAACAATGGGGTGAAAGCATTACGGATATTACCGTTTCTGTTGCGGGTTCACTTGGTGGCATTGCGGGCGGACTTTCAGCGGGGGCCGTGTTAACGCGTGTCGTTACGGAAACGAAAAATGCGGCTGATGAGCAGGTGCAATTAGCAGCCGTTCTAAAATCCACAGGGGCTGCTGCTGGCTACACGCAAGATCAATTAAATTCCATGGCGGGCGCTATGGAGGCCATCACTAATTTTTCGGCCGGTGATGTTAATACTGCGCAAATCACGATGTTGGAATTTACCAACATTGTGGGTGAACAGTTTCCGCGAGCAATGCAGGCGGCTGCCGATATGGCGGCCCGTCGTGGAATGGATATCAAGTCTGCCGCAGAGACAGTTGGCCGCGCGTTGGATGTTCCTAGTCAGGGAATGAGCGCGTTAAGTCGTCAGGGTTTCCGCTTTTCTGAATCGCAAAAGGAATTAATCAAGCATCTCGAAGAAACAGGAAAAACCGCGCAAGCACAAAAAATTATTTTAGATGCGTTGGAAAATACTTATGGCGGTGCAGCGGAGGCGGCCCGAGGGACGCTTGGCGGCGCCTTGGTTTCGTTGGACAACACAATCAGCGAATTGCTGACGGTGGATAGTGGTTTGCCCGGTCTGACCGCTGCCGTGAATGTTTTGGATGATGCATTAAGGTCTGAGGGTTTTGCTACTGGCTTGGATGTGCTGGGCGATACCGCTGCTCTCATTACGACTCTCGTAGGCGTGCGACTCGCGGCGGGTGTTGCGACCAGTACAGCGGCATTCATTGCAGCTCGATTGGAAAGCGCGCGATACCAGGCGACGCTCGCCTCCATGGCCGGTGTGAGTAAAACAGCGGCGGCTAGTCAGGCTGTGCTCGCTGGCTCTACGAGGGCGGCTGGTGTGGCGCTGGGGCTTATTGGTGGGCCGGTGGGTGTTGCCATTCTGGCGGGTACTGGCCTCGTTTATTTGGCTACTCGTTCGACCGATGCAGAAGAACGGCTTGAGTCGCTTCGCGCTGCTGCGCAAAACGCGACGGCCGATATAAAAAAAATGGGAGAGGCCAACAAGACATTGGAGGCATCAAAGCTCACCAAGGAGTTGGAAGAATCTGAAAAACAAATAAAGGAATTGCAGAAATTTATTTCAGAT